GGATGTCCTTGAAATAGATACGGGAGTAGTAAACAAAATGTTCAATCTAAAAGAAGAGATGGTAGAAATTGTTGCAAGAGATGGAGCAACATTCACAAAGAACCCGGACATTTATGGAATGTTAACAGATAGAGAAGATATAATTCTGGATTCAAATATTGACATTTCAAAGAGAACACAAAGTTTAACTGCACTAGAACCAGGATGGATAAGTCAAGCAGATGTTCGAGAGAAAGCTGCTTATTTTCAGTATGGATGGTCAACAGCTGCAAGACCAGTCCCATTCGGAAAAAAGGAGTTAATATTTTTTGAGAAGAATAAAAGAACGGATTCAATATATGGAAGAGGAATGGTCGAGGTGCTGGCAAATACAATTCAAACGTTTATTTATGCAATTGAAAATGATTTGGAGTTTTTTTCAGACAATGAAATACCTAAGGGAATATTAGGATTGGAAGGATCAAACGTCGAAGAGATCAAGGCGTTTAAGGACCAATGGGTAGAACAGCAAAGGACAAAGGACCAAGCGGGACACTGGAAGAAGAAAATGCACAAGGTTCCAGTAGTTGGAAAGGTCCCAACATTCACAAGCATTCAATTCACAAGTGCAGAAATGGAATTAATCGAAAAACAAAAGTGGTGGGCTAAAATGGTCTGGGCATGTTTTGGAGTTACTGGTTCAGAATTAGGATATACAGAAGACGCAAAAGGAATGGGCAATCAAATAGTTCAGTCGAGCTCTTTCAGGAAAAGAACAATATATCCATTGTTAAGATTAGAAGAGTACAGACTTAATCATGAGATAATTTCAGAATTCTATGAAACTGGCAAGAAGAAAGAAATCCAAAAAGCAATTCTAAAAGGATTAAGTGAAAATAATGCTAAGAAGAAAGTGGGTGAAATGGATAAATTAAAAAAATTACCATATCAAGGACTTAAATTCAAATTTATGATTTTTGACGTTGAAGAGGAAACTAAAAAAGCAAACTTATACAAATTACAAATTGATGCCGGAATAAGAACAATCAACGAGATAAGAAAGGATGAAGGCCTGGAAGAATTAGAATGGGGAAGTAATGATCCAAAGGAGAGAGAAAATTCTGGATTCGGAAATAATAATTTTGGAGATCCATTGGAGAATGAATATCAGAAAAAGAAGAAGGAATCAAAACCTGTTGGAAAGAAAGAGGAAAAAGGTGGACCAGGAAGTGGGCCTCAAGAAGGACAAGGAGTAGCATCCTCAAGGATGAGAGGAGAAGCAGAAAGTTATACAAGTCAAGAGATTATGCAATATGGAATTTTAAGGGAAGGGGGAATGTCCCGGGAAGAGGCTCATGAAAAGATAATGTCCTCAAGAAAAATACTAAGTCTTGTGCATGGGAAAGATATTGAAACAAAGCCAGGGATGGGCCACTCAGACAAATGGTGGGAGATTTATCATGCATTAATCAAAGAAGGACGTTCAGAAGAGAGTGCAACCAAGATAGCAAATTCAAAAGAAGAAAAATCATTGATAGACAATCCATTAATTCTAGGACCAAACGAAAGAATGAATTCTGATAGACTCAAACAAAGCATAGTTTATTTAATGAAGGAGAATGAAAAGAAAATAAATGATTTAATAGAAAAAGAAATCGGACAAAATAAAATACAAGAGATAAAATCGGTAGATGAACTTGCAAAGAAAATCAAGGAGATACTAACATTTTCAGGATTGAAGTTAATAAGTGATGCAGTTATAAAAAATGAATTCATGAAAGGATGGGAAGATTCAGAAAAACAAATCAACAGAAATTTAATTGTCAACAGAGAGGCAATGCAATTTATCCAGGATTACACATTTAATAATATAAAAAGTATGACTGATGAAATAATGACCGACCTAAGACAAGAATTAGAGAGAGGAATTATGGCCGGAGAAGGAATCACCAAGTTAAAAGATAGAATCGGAAAAGTTTTTGATGTTGGAGAAAATAGAGCAGACATGATTGCCAGAACAGAATCAAACAGGGCAGAGAATCAAGGAAAGTTTATTGCAATAAAAAATAGTGGAGAGAAATATAAAAAGAAATGGTTAGCTGCAATGGACAATCGAACATCAGAGCAGTGTAAACATTTAAACGGACAAATAGTAGACCTAAATGATAATTTTAGTGATGGGCACGGATGGGAAGGACCATGTCCGCCGGCACATGTTGACTGTAGAAGCTCAGTAATCTTCATTAGAGATGAGGAGTGAATTCCATAAAGTTTAAATATTCCAGAGAATTCTATTATTTATGGAAAATCAGTTTATTCTTACAAGACCGCTTACATATGATCTAAAAGCTAATGGAGATTTGATAATTAATCTTGATATTTCTACAACAGAGCCAGACTTAGTCAATGATATTGTAACTCTTTCTTTCTTAAAATCCATGCAAAGACAAATCATGGAAAGAAATTTAAAATTGGATATAGAGCATGAATCATTCAGGGGAAAATCAGTAGAGGAAAAAGAAATCAACAAGACAAAAATACCTGCCGGAAGAATGCTCGAACCAACAATAAGCGAATATAAAAACGAAAAAAAAGAGACACATCACAAATTAAATATCAAAGGAATAATAAATAAATTTAGAAATGATTTTGAAAATATTAAGGGAAATATTGTTGAGAAATTTCTTGATGCGGGTTCAATAGCTTTCATTCCAACAAAATTTAGAAAGGAAGCAAAAGACAATGTTGTTTATAGATTTCTGGATGACGGAATTTTGTTGAATACTGCTTTGACAGGAAACCCAATAAACACAACTGCCCAAATGAGATCAATTATTTCTAAATCAATCGATTCATTAGAAGAATATCAAAAAAGTAAAGAGACAGATCCAACAATAGAAAATAGGTTGGAAGTAAAACATAATCACTTAAGTGATAATTTAATTAAATTACAGGAGGTAAAAGATATGGAAGAGGATAAAAAATCAGAAGATCCTGAGACACCAAAAGAGGAACCTAAGGAAGAACCAAAAGAACCAGAGGAACCGAAAGTGGATGAAAAAAGTCTTGAGTTGAAAGCAGAAATTGATAGACTGACCAAAGAAAGTGCTGAACAAAAATCTGAAATTGAGACATTAAAATCTCAAGTTGAAGAAATGAATCTGGCAATTTCAAAACCAGTTAAAAAGAGTATGCCTGAAACACAGAAAAAGGATTTGGCTGATGAAAAGAAATCTTATCCTTTGGACCTTATAAAGTAAAATGGAAAATTTAGAAGGAAAGGGCACAGCGGATATCAGAGGACAAAATGTCAACGATAGAAGCGCCTATGCACATTCTTTCGGAGCTTTGAAAGATGGTACAAGATATGTTGATCCTAAGAATGGATTTGATATGAGAGATAGTCTAAATGACAGACTCCAAATTGGACTTAAGGCATTGACAAGTACTGCAGGAGATGGAGGAACAGCAGGATACGCAATGGTTCCAATCTACGTAGATCCAAGAGTTGTAGACACTACAAGGAAGGAAACTCCACTTGTGGAATTAATTCCAAGAGTTACAAATCAAGGATTAACAGCAGATTATAACATTATAACTGCAAAAGGTGGAGGTTATACAGCAGTAGAAGATGCAGCATTACCAGAGACAAATGACACTTACGACCGAGCAAGCACAAGTATAAAATTCTTGTATGCAGTTGGAAGAGTAACTGGACCAATGCAAGCAGCAATGCCAAGTTATATGCTTGAAGGATTCCAACCATCTGGAGGTGGTTTAGGAACAAGTACATTTGGAAATCAATCAGCACCAAACGCAAAGCAATTCGAAGTGCTAATGAAGGCCAGGGAATTAAGAGAGCTTGAAGAAAATCTTATCGTAAATGGAAGTGTAAGTACAGATGCAACACAATTCAATGGAATTGTGGCTTTACAAAGTACAACAAATGTTTTGGACCTTGACGGTGCAGCAATAACTAATGATGATATTGAAACAGCAGTAAGATATGCAGTTGATGATGGTGGAAGACCTAAATTGGCAGTAGCATCTAGTTCAGTTGTTCAGGACATCAGAAAGATAATTGTTGATACTTACAGATTCAGTCCAAGCGACATCGCAGGCGGAAGCTTACCATTTGGAATTGCACCAAGCATTGTATTACATACAATTGCTGGACCAATACCAGTAATATTTAGTCGTTTCTTGTCAAATACATCTGGCGCAAAGCAGATATATTTCCTTGATACAGACTGGATAGAGATGAGAGTTCTTTTAGATATGACATACCAAGAGATGGCCATCACGAATGACTCACAAAAATTCATGTTGAAAATCTATGAATGTCTTATCATGAGAAACACAGCTTTCAATAGTTTCGTTGATAACATACTATAAATCCTTTTTTGCTTTTTAGATTTAAATTTATTTTTTTAAATTTACAGAAAAAGCAAGGAGAAGAAAACTCCTTAAAATAAAATTAAACATGGGAGGTAAAAAAATATGACAGAAACATTTACAGACGGAACAACAACAGGAGTTGTAGTTACAGAGGTAGCACCAAATTCAGGGATCAAGATACTTTCAGTGAGAGTTCCAGCAACATTCGTGTGGGGAACAGATCTTTTGGTTGTAGACTTGGCTGATTACGGAGCAACTTATTGTGCAGGAGTATTGGGTTTTGTTGAAACCACAGCAGGAAGCATAACAGTTCCTTGTGGAGCAGCAGGAACACAATTGGGCACAACAGCAGTAGCTTCGGGAGTGCTTACATTCACGTCAGTTGGAGCAGCAGCAAATACCAAAGGCGGAACATTAGTTATCTTTGCTTACTGATTTGTCATTTAAAATAAAATGGCAAAATTTGGAAATGTAACTGAAGATGTTTATGGAAATATGAATTACAAGGATCAGATTTCTTTTGAACAAGGAATAGGAGCAGCAATTACTCCAGGAAGAGTTTATTATGTGAGTAGAGATGTTGTGACTGCAGGTAATGGAAGATCTTGGAAGAATGCTTTTGCGACATTAGCAGAAGCAATTGCAGCAGTTAATGCATTATATAGTGGGACTGCGGGTTCAAATACTCGTAACACGGTAATATATGTTGCAGAGGGATGGTATGCAGAAGTTCCAGTGATTTTAACAGCAAGTGATGTTCATATAATCGGAATTGCACCAGGGCACCATGATTCAACAGTTATCTATGGGGTGCCAGTTGCAGGAACTTTTAGCGGAACAGCAGGAGGACCAACTTTGACTGTTACTGGAAGCAACAACACAATTAGAAATATTGGATTTTATTGTAGTGATCCATTGTATGGAGCAATAAGAAATGGAGCCAATGCGAGTGATGGAGATACTTTAAATCCAGGAGCATCGGGACCAACAGGAAACGCATTTATTAATTGTGGTTTTGTTAGAGATGCAGCAGACGGAGAACTTTGTGGAATTGATGATTTGGGAGCTGATGGTACTTTGATTGAAGGATGTTATTTTTCAACATCATGTTCAACACATGGAATTCGTTCAAGAACTAATGGAGTTATTAATCCAGTAAATCTTGTAGTTAAAAATTGCAGATTTGTTGGGACACCAATTGGTGTAGAAATCCAAGAAGGACATAATGCTTTGATTGATAATTGTAGATTCATGGATGATACAAGTGATAGACCTGATGTGTGTGATTATCCAGTAATAGTAACAGCAACATCTGCAACAATCACCGGTTGTCACACTGCACTTGCAAAAGCAAGCTTAGTGACTGGCGTTGGAACAATCGTGGACATTGGAAACTATGGTTCGGATGGATTAATTGGACAAACTTAAAATGGCAAAAGATAAATCTAAACCAAAAGAAGATAAACCAATTGAAAAACCAGTTGAACTCGATCCAGAAAGATTCACTAAATAATTTTTTTATTTTTTTATTTTTTTCTTGTTTTTTGAGTTCGGAAAAAACAAGAAGTCTTCGGACTTAAAATCAATTAAATACAGGAGTAAAAAAGAATGATTACACAATACACAATTGTAGCAACAGTTCCTGCAGGGGAAACCGGAATAACTGCGGATAGTGAAACAATTCATGGAGAGATACTGAAAGTTTCATTTGATGTGACTGGAAATTCAATGGATATCAATCTTGATACATTGGGAGAACAAAAAGCCCAAGCAATCATAGATTACACCGGGAATACAGATTCAACATTTTATCCAAGAGTGGCAGTTTCATTGAATACTGGTGGAGAAACAGTAACTTGGTTTACAGCCATGAAAGTTTATGAGCCTTATACAGTTTTCGGAAAGTTGAGATTAACATTAGCAAGTGCAGCTGCAGCAGAAACTGTTACAATGACAATAACTGTCAGGACTTAAAATGAAATTTGTAAATAGAGGAGATTCAGTACAAGTAAGAATAGAAGAAAAAGAAGGATATCAGTGGATACTTTTAAAGACCGGACAAACAATAGATCTCCCAGAACAACAGGGCATTAATTATGGTTTTGAGAGGGCCCTTGAGGCCACCAAGGGGAAAATAGGGGAAATTGAGGTAGAGACCAAACAAATAGAGATCCCTGAAGATTATACTTCTGATGGATTATTTTTAAAGGAATTAACAAAAATTAAGGGAATCGGAAAGAAAACTGCAGAGGATATAGTCGAATGGGGAACAAAAGAAAAATTAATAGAATATGTTAAATCAAATAAAAAATTACCATTCAGAGATGATGTGGTTTTATTATTGGAGGAAAATTATGGTAAACGGGCTTGAGATGTCAAAAGAGCAATTTTTAAGATTGCCGGCAGTTCAAAGAGATGGATGTATGTTTGAAAATATTTCTGAATTAAAAAGAATTGTTAAGGGTTACAAACTTTATTATAAAATTACGGCAATTATAGGAAGTTTCCTGGTTGCAGGAATGGGACTTTTATTCTCATTTCATTTGGGAGGAAATTAATGGGAGAATACGATGGAGATTATGTAACTTTGGTTTCTGTTAGAAGAACAGCTGGAATAGCAAGCACAGAAATATCAGATGCGGATGTAAAAGCAACAATTGATGAAGTAGAGCCACAATTGGAAAGATATTATAATACAGTATTCACACCAAAAGAAAAGATAGAAGTCCAAGACGGAAACGGAACATTAAGAATGGTTTTATTTAATAATCCTGTTTTGGCGGTTAGAGAATTAAAAATAGATGGAACAACAGAGGACCCTGCACATTTGCTTGTTACAAAGGAATCAGGAAAGATTATCTTGAGTTCGGATTCGACAGCAGGAC